CTGTTGTAAACTTCACACCTAGCAAAGGAAACGATAAACACGCTCGTGTTAATTCTGTTGCACCTTTGTTTGAATCTGGTATGATATGGTGTCCGGAGCAGAAATTCGCAGACGATGTCATGGAAGAGTGCGCAGCATTTCCCTACGGCGACCATGATGATTTAGTGGACTCAACCACACAAGCCATCATGCGATTCAGACAAGGTGGGTTAATACAACACCCTGAAGATTATATCGACGAAAAAGTCGAGAAAACTAAAAGGAATTATTATTAATGTCGGCAATAAATATTATACAAAGAGTCGCTAGAAAACTTCTTACACAAAATCAACCCAAAGGGGTGATAACTATTCCTAATAGAATGACAGCAGAGGCAAAAGCTGGTGAGATAGCAGCTACATTACAAAGAGCTGGTCTGTCTATGGATAGATTTGATGATTTTATAACATCAGAAACAGTTCTTATTAGACTATTAAATCAAATCGAAGCATTCGAGAAAAAGAATTTAGCAGATAATATTAGAAGTGGGATTAGAAATACAGAGTCAGCAAAAGTATTTGATCTTAAAGGTAAAAGAATAAAAGATACAGATAATATTATGGGTGGTGAAGAGATGCCACCACCAGGTAGTAGAGGTGGTGATGATGATATCGCGGCGCCTGTGCAATCATCAGAAGAATCATTAAAAAATATGATGATAGCAGAGAACAAAAAGAATATTAATAAAATAAAACAAAGACAAAAAATGTTAAATGAGGCAATCGACGATGCATCACCAGGATTCTCTGGTGACAGAAAAGTTGATGCAGAACTTGTTGCAGAAAATTTAGCAGAGCGTATGGGATTAGTCTATGACGATCTACCTACAAAACAAAGATTAGATTTATATGATCAAGCATACACAGGTTTGACTAAAAAGAAATTTGATCCACCAGAAGATTTAGCAACAGGTGGTCGTGTTGGTTTAAAATTTGGTTCAGGTAAAAGATTTTTAGAAAAAGTATTTGGTGCAGAAAAGTTTGCAGAAATGAAAACAAGAGACCCTGAAATGTATGTAGGTCTGTTAGAAGTTGTCGACATGTACAGAAAGAGAGACAAAGAAGGTTTGAAAATGTATTTACAAAAATTCTTACCACACATGGGTGATGAAGAAATAGAAGCATTTATTAGAGGCAGTGATGGCACAGAGGGTTTGATTGGAGAACTAATTAGACTTGGCAGTGGTCGAGACTACGCAGGTAAAATTGAGATGATGAAAAGAGCACAAGAGATGAGAAAACTTGATGATTTAGAAGTTACAGATGACATGAAACGTAAACCAAATGCAGATGGTGGACGTATTGGTTACAAATTAGGAACTGGAATAGAAGCAGCTATAGCTGAAAATAAAAGACTTCAATCTGGAATTGATGCTGAATTAGAGATGCAAAGACGACTTGAAAAATATTTTCAAGATAGATTAATTAAAAGTTCGCCATTTGGTATTTTAATGGATAGAGAACTTCCAAACATAACTGATGACGAAGATTTACCTCCTTCTACATTAAATAAATCAGGTAAGGATGCTAAAATACAAAAACTTCCTTTTAAACCAGACCAATCTAACATTGTAATTTTTGATGATGGAACTGTTTATTATAAAGACACTGGTGAATTTTATGATGAAGATTTAGGAAAAGTAACAAGTCCTAGCCCTGGTGCAAAACCTGTTCGTGAAACTAAAGAAGCAAAAGACGGTGGTATCATGCGTCTTGGTTTGAAAGAAGGATCAGGAATGTCAAGACGAACGTTTTTAAAATTATTGGGTGGTGCAATGTCAATACCTATCGTCGGTAAAATTTTAAAACCATTTAAAATTGGTAAGACAGTAACCAAAGTTCCAATAATTAAAACAGATAATGTGCCTGGTAAACCAGAATGGTTTGATCAGTTAGTCAACAAAGTAATTCTTGAAGGTGATGATGTCACAAAAAGATTTGCAACAGCTGAAAGACAATCTATTCACCAAAAAACACTTGACGATGGTTCCGTGGTTCGAGTAACAGAAGATATAGATGATGGTGCTGTTAGAGTAGAATATGAAAGTACAGACAATGTTTATGAAGATGTAGTGCAAATGCAATATAAAAAACCATTACCTGATGAAGGTGATCCAAAACCAATGGCAGAGTTTACCACAGCAGAGTCAGGTCCAGTTGGAAGAGCCGATGGCCCCGATGATTATTCTATAGACATTGATGAAGTTGGTGGCACAAGTATTAGTGATTTAACATCGGATGTCTCAAAACTAAAAGAGTATGCAACTGGTAAAAAACAAACATTAAAAGAATTTGTACAATCTAAAAAAAGAAAAGATAAAGCTAGAAGAATAACAGAAGGTGGAGAAGCTGAAATGGATGCTGTTATTGAAAGACAAGGTGAGTTTATAGAAAATGATCTTGTAGATCTTGATCCACCTGATTACGCATCAGGCGGTATCGCTAGAATGTTAGGTGAGTAATGGAATTAGATGAATTTATAGAACTTGTAAAAGAACAACAAGGCATAGACTTATCTGGTGTTCTTACAACAGCAGATAAAATAGGTAGACCAGAAAGAGCATTAGACAGAGACGCATTCGACGATTTCAATAAACGTAATCCAATGGCCGGTGGTGGTATGTTAGTGCAACCAGGTTTTGGTGGTGTGAGGCAGGGATACTCTGGTAGAAAATTAACAGACTTAAAAAATTATGGTGAACGTGGTGCTAAAAAAATTACAATTGATGGAAAAGACTATAGATTAAATACAAAAGGGCCTAATACAGGAAAAGTAAGTTTTCAAACTACAAAAAAGGGTAAAGATATAACATTATATCTTACGCCACAACAACTTAAAAAAAGATTAAAAAACAAAGGTAGTGCAACTTCTTTTCAAGAAGGTCAAGCTACAAAACTTGCAGAAAAAATAAATAAAAATTTAAACACTTGGTCTAAAAATTGGGTTAAAAATAATATAAAAAATTATGGAGTTAGAGATTTTAAAAATTTTACAACAGACATGGCGAGTGCTTGGGCTGAAGAATTAAAAAATAATCCTAATAAATATCCGTCTAAGTTTGGAGTGGGAACTAGGCTTACAAATGAATTAGGATTACCTGTTGTTAGAGGTGGGTTTCAAATAGAAGGAATTACGTTTCCACAAAGACCCGATAGACCTGGTTTTAATCCAGAACTTACGTGGCAAAAATTATTTATTAATAATAAATTAAAAGACAAAGATTTTAAGGCAAAAGTAAATTCTTATTTAGATTGGAACTTAACAAAAAAAGTTGAGGGTGGTGCAGGATCTATGACTAAAACAGCAGCTTTAGATTATGGAAAATTTAAAAAAGGTTTTGATGATGATGTTATTTATCTTATGGGAGAAGTTTTAAACAATAGAGCATTAAATCCTGGTGGGGGACAAGTTGGTATCAATGATGTTTTTAAAAAAGTATTTGGAAAAAAAGGAGAGGCATATTTTAAAAAATATGAAGGAAGTTGGAGTAGATGGAGAAATAATTTTTTTGAAGTAGCATCTTTAGCTGGTTTAGATAAAAGTCAAGCAGACGCTTTATTACAAAAACAAATTAATGATTCTAAAAAAATTATGAGTTTGTTTAATGTTAAAAATTTACCACCAGAATTTGTAGTGGCTCAAGATCATTTATTTGGTTTAGCAGAAGCTAAAGCTTTAGGAGATCCTAAAATTGCAAGACAAACTTTACAAGCTTTGGTAGCTACAACAAAAGAACAGAATAGAATATTAGGTCAAGAGGGTTTTTCAAATAAAAGAGTTAACCTAATAAAAAAATTTAAAAATGCATCATTAGAAAACAAAGCAAACATTGTAAATCAATTAAATACTTTAGCAGAAGAATATGTTCCAGGACGATTACAATACAACGTTAAGAAAGATGGTTCACTTAAAATAACAAATTTACAACCTGAAACAACTCTTATAGCAAAAAAAGAAGCTTATAAAAATTTAGCTAAAAATTTTCCTAAACCTTTATATAAAAAACTCATGACATTTTGTCCAAAGAGCAATGGAGGTGAAGCTGGAGTTTGTACATTAGAAGAAGCTATGGATGGTTTGGTATCAGAATCAAAACAACTTAAATCAGGAAACATGAATGAAGCACAAGCTAAAAAGACAGCACAAAAAATAAGAGCGGTTACTAGAGTTGGTACAGGAGCAACACTAATGAATTTGTTAGGTCCTTATGGACTTGCAGGTGAAGTTGTTATTGATGGTGGTTTAATAGCTAACCGAATGTTAAGTGATGGTGACACTTACAAAGAAGCATTATCTAAATCTTTAATTAAATATGCGATGCCAAAAGATGCAAGAGAGCGTTTAGAAAAAGAAACAGATTTAAACACAATGATATTAGGTTCAGATACAAAAGGTTTAGCTGCTGACTTTGTAGATGCTCTTAAAAAAGATGAAGACTTAAAACAAAAATATGAAAACTATTTAAGAGTTAATCAAGAAGACATGTCAAGTTTACAAGATCCTTATTCTTCTGGAACAACTCCTATGTTTTCTACAGGAGATAAAAACAAAGCACTAAGAGAACTTATGCAAGCGTTAGAAAGATCAGACCCTACTTATGGTAAAAACATATATGATATTATGAAATTTGGTACTCCAGAAAGACAAGCTTTTGAAACTAAACAAGAAGTGTTTGATGCTCAAAAAATGCAAAATAGAATGGACTATGACAGAAAGATTTTAGGACCACTCAAAGATTTATTTGGCACGGGTTTCTATAGCCCTGAACAATTAAAACAATTAGAATTAAAAGCTGATAGAGATACAGCGGAAATAGGTCTAATACCAGATGAACTTAAAACACAACAGATAGCAAATTATGGTGGTGTTGCTAATTTAGCAAAAGGTGGCCGTGCAGGTTACAAAACAGGATCAGTTAGAAAAGGTGTATTGTCTTTAATAGATGAAAGTTTAAAAAAAACACCAAAAGATACAACTACACGATTAGATAAACTAATTAAGGAAACACTTGACGAAGATTTGTTTGATAAAAAAGATAGAATTGTAGATTCGATAAATATCTCAGAAGCAAAGAAAAGAAGAAACTATCCATACAACATACAAGTATTTGAAGAACCAAAGAATTTAGATTTTTACAGAGATATAAAAGAATCTAATTTTAAAACTAAAACAGGACCTTATTACGATAGAATAAGAAGATTAAAAAAAGCAGGTGGTGGTTTATTAAAACAAGCGGGTGATAGATCAGGTGCACCACCAGAATCAGGACCAAACTCACAAGGGTTGCAAGGTCTATTAAATCGTGGTAAGAATATATAGGAGTATTAAATGGCAGATATAGATAAAGGACTCCCTAACACTCGTACTAAACTAGAAATCCCTTCAGAAGAAGAGATGACAGAAGTTAGTGTTCAGGAAGAACAAACAGAAAAAGGACCAGTAGAAGTAGTACCAGAAGAAGATGGTGGTGCAACGATTGACTTTGAACCGGGCGCTATAAATATACCGGGCACAGAAAATCATTTCGATAACTTAGCAGATATTTTACCAGAAGAAAATTTAGAACCAATTGGAAGTGATATGGTTCAAAATTATATGGACTACAAATCTTCTAGAAAAGATTGGGAGAATGCATACACAACTGGTTTAGATTTATTAGGATTCAAATACGAAAACAGAACAGAACCTTTTCAAGGAGCAAGTGGTGCAACACACCCAGTTCTTGCAGAAGCAGTAACACAATTCCAAGCACAAGCTTACAAAGAATTATTACCTGCAGATGGTCCTGTTAGAACAGCTATCGTAGGAGTTAAAAATCCACAAACAGAATTACAAGCAGATCGTGTAAAAGATTACATGAACTATTTGATAATGGATCAAATGAAAGAATATGAATCAGAGTTTGACTCAATGTTATTTCATTTACCATTAGCTGGATCAACTTTTAAAAAAGTATATTACGATGTACCGATGGGTAGAGTTGTATCAAAGTTTGTACCAGCAGATGAATTAATCGTTCCGTATACAGCTACCTCATTAGATGATGCGGAAGCGGTTATTCATGTAGTAAAAATTTCAGAAAACGAATTAAGAAAACAACAAGTCAGTGGTTTTTATTCTGACGTTGAGTTAGGCCCTCCAGGCACAGCAGTAACAAACGGAGAGCTTGAGAAAAAAGAACGTGAACTAGAAGGTACAAAGAAAACTGGTAAGAACGAACCAATGTATACTTTGTTAGAGTGTCACGTAAACTTAGACTTAGAAGGTTTCGAAGATGTTGGAGCAGATGGTGAACCAACAGGAATAAAATTACCTTACATCGTAACAGTCGAAGAAGGTAGTAGGAAAGTTCTTTCTATCAGAAGGAACTATGCGCCCAATGATCTAAAGAAAAATAAGATCCAATATTTTGTCCACTTCAAATTTCTGCCAGGACTTGGATTTTATGGCTTTGGACTCATTCATATGATTGGCGGATTGAGTCGTACGGCAACGGCGGCTCTCCGTCAATTATTAGACGCTGGTACTTTATCGAACTTACCTGCAGGATTTAAACAAAGAGGAGTTAGAGTCAGAGACGAAGCAGCCCCAATACAACCAGGTGAATTTAAGGATGTCGATGCACCTGGTGGTAATTTAAGAGATGCGTTCTTTCCATTACCATACAAAGAACCTTCACCTACATTACTAAACTTATTGGGGGTTGTTGTACAAGCTGGTCAAAGGTTTGCATCTATTGCTGATATGCAAGTGGGTGATGGTAACCAAGCAGCTGCAGTTGGAACTACAGTTGCATTGTTAGAACGTGGTTCAAGAGTCATGAGCGCAATACACAAAAGATGTTATGCAGCTATGAAATCAGAATTTAAATTATTATCAAAAGTTGTTGCACAATATTTACCACCGGAATATCCTTATGACGTTATAGGTGGTGCAAGAAATATTAAACAAACAGATTTTGATGACAGAATAGATATTATACCAGTTGCAGATCCAAATATTTTTTCAATGTCGCAAAGAATTACACTTGCACAAACACAATTACAAATTGCTACGTCAAATCCACAACTACACAACATGTATCAAATCTATAGAAACATGTACAATGCAATTGGTGTAAAAAATATTGATGCAGTGCTTCCTCCACCAGCGCCAATGGCACCGATGGACCCAAGTTTAGAACATATTAATGCAATGGGTATGAAACCTTTTCAAGCTTTCCCTGGTCAAGACCACAGAGCACACATCACAGCGCATTTAAACTTCATGTCAACTAACATGGTAAGAAATAATCCATCAATTATGGCTGCAATACAAAAAAATATACTTGAACACATATCAATTATGGCTCAAGAACAAGTTCAATTAGAGTTTAGAGAGCAAATGATGCAAATGCAACAGATGCAACAGA